CGTAGTAGGTGCAGGGACAGGGCTGTTTTCATCGCACTTGTGTTCCAACAGACGTTCCATGCGTTCACTCAGAGGTTCGACGATCGGATTCTTCCACATCCATTCTTTTTGAGTCGGCCAGGGATAAGACGGAAGTTCCTGATTGATTGTGGTCTGCTTATCATAGATATTGGTGGAGATGTTCGGGGCAATCTCTGCGGTTACGATACATGATTCTGTCATATACGACACTCCTTTCTTATGCTCCGGTGGAACCGAAGCCGCCCTTGCGTTCTACAGTGATGGGTGCGTCGTTGGCTGCGACACCGTAGGGGATTAAAATGCCCTGCATAAAGCGTTCGCCTTCATTGCAGACGAAATTATCATCTACGTCGATCTTGGCCATGATATGACCTTCATTTGCGGCGCTATAGTAATCACTGTCAATGATGCCGACGGTGTTCTTCAGGCACATACCATACTTAAAGCCAAGGCCTGAGCGCGGAAAGAGTGCCAACATCCAGCCGGGCTCAATTTTTGCGCGAATTCCGGTCGGGATTGTCACAGACGCATCGCTACGGAATGCGATGCTGTAGGGCATATGGAAATCATAGCCTGCAGAGCCTGCTGTAGCTCGTTTGGGCAGGGGGATGGCGTCATAGACCTGTCGCCATAGTTGAATAAGGGCAGTGTCGTCTTGGTCAATGTGCTGAATTACGCCCAAAACGGTCTAGTCTTTCAGCCACTGGGCAAAGGAAACCTTTTCGAAGGTTGCAACAGTTTGATTCATGGTGTTTCGTCCTCCTCATATACAGGAACTTTGACGTACATGCCGCACAGGCACTCTTCCCGTTCACGATATAGCTTGCATGGACATTTCGTGTCTGGATTTTTTTCCATTTGACTGGGACAATGTCCGTTGTTGCGCTTCTATCGCTTTTTCAAATGCTTAACGTATTCCTTATCGGAATTGGGTTCGCTCTTGAATGTGACTGAAAACTGCTATTTTCCCATACCGCACCTCACTCGTTGTGCTTGAGCAGGAATTCAGGATCGACAGCTTTGAAGGACTTTTTACCGTCCTTTGAGCGGACAACAACGCCTTCGCGCAGGGCATCATGCAGCTCTGAGGTACCGTGGGCGTAGTCAAGCATTTCCTGCACGGTGTCCGGCAGCGTGAAATCAACATTCAGGATCGGCACGAAGTTCAGATCGCGGGTGCCCACGAAATTGCGAGCATTGACGGAGTCCATGCGGCCGCCAGGAGTAATAACGTTGAAGACAAAGAAATGTGGTTCGCTTACCTTATACTTGTTGCCTTGAATCTTGGGACCGATGCATTCGCCTTGGATAGCGATCCAGTCTTTGCCGCCGATCATGCCGCGCAATTTCTGTTCGATGTTATATTTACTGGACACCAGCCAGTAGATTGAGCTATCGTTTACTGGCAGCCGGAGATTTCGTGAGCAGACGATGTATTCAAATTTATCCCGGCGCAGGAAGCGCTTATGCCGGACAAGAGCAAAGGTCGCGGAACATCCATCGATCTTCTCGGTGACGATGTAAGGCTCTTTGTCTTCCTACATATGCGGGACATTCTGAATACGGGTTTCGTCAGTCTTTGAAATGAAGTCAGGGAAACCGCCCTTTTTTGTTTTCTTGCCAAGGAAAATGCGACGGAAGAGCTTAAAGCGCATGAGCCAACGAGGGTACTTCTTCTTGCGCTGCGGCAGCGTGTTGATTTCGGTATCCATAGAAGGCTCGTATTGCTTGACGCCGAGGATTTCAGTCACGTCGTCGCCCTCATTCCATGTCTTCGTGTAATTGGCCTGCTGCGGCAGAACAGACTATGGAAAACAGATGCCTTGAGAGATGACGCCGGCCATCTTCATGGTCTTGATGCGGAAATCCTTAGAACGCAGGAATTCAAATTCCGGTCGTTCAGGCAGCACGGAGTCGATCTCCACATAGACGCAGAGATCGCCGGGCTGAAAGTCCTTTTTCTGGACAATGACCTGCCAGCCTTCGATCTACGCAAGGCCGATACGATCTTTTCCCTCGATGGGCTACACGTCTTTGACGCGCTGGATGGATGCAAGTTTACGCATGTGCTACTCCTTCATTCAAAATCTGTATGGCCTTTGCGGCACACTCGGCGTTGAGTCCGTCGCCGCCAAGGCTGGTTTCTACAAGGTGAGGCATGATGCCGCATTCCTCGTAATCGACAAAGATGTCATCGTCCAGAACGACCCAGTGGTCTACTTCAGGATGGCGGCTGAGCCATTCCTGAATGCCGTGGCCGCGGTCTGAGATCTGGTCGCGTGTTTTGTCCAGGATATGCAGCCCTTCCCTCTTCAGCTTGCGGACGAGATACAGGCCGTCGGGAGAGCATTTCTCCTCGTCAAAGTCCCATTCGTCCTTCCAGGTGGAGGTCAGGACAATGAAGGCTCCGGTCGCCTTGACAATGTCGCGCAGTTGTTTGACCGGCGGCGTGGCGATACCGAGGCATCCGCTGGGTGCGCGGGCCTCGGTTTTCATAAAGTTCAAAACGCCGTCGACGTCCAGGAAGATTACCTTCATATCAGATAACCTCCTCGAGCGTTTCGATGATCTTGTCGCAGACCTTATTTTCCAGGCAGAACTGGGCATCGATCTCCCAGTCGTTGCTGCGCTTCTTGTTCAGCTGGGCGGCAGGGATCTCTGTGCGAGCGAGAATGAAATTCTTCATGCGCTTGAGTTCTTTCTTGTAATTCTCAGAGAAGTCGATGACCTTGACTGCATCGCCTCCGACCTGAGCGGAACCTTCGTGGATCATGACCTTGGCGTTGGGCATCATGAAGCGCTTGTGACCGGCCATGAAGATCAGGCTGGCAGCAGAGGCTGCAGTGCCCACGTTGACGGTATACACGGGCGTGACTGAGGCGGCGATTGCGTCAAGCAGCGCCCACATGACATCAAGATCTCCGCCGGGAGACATGATGTAGATCCAGATCGGCTTGCGTTCTTCGGGCTTTTTGCCTGCATCCTCCATGTTCCAGCGAAGGATCATGCGATGGAGACTCAGCAGCTCACCGTCAACGATGGTATCGAGATAGATCTTACGCTCCTTTTCCAGTTTGAAATAACTGATTTCATCGGGACTTGGCATGGTTTGGACGGGCAAGTCGAGCTAAAAGGATTCCAGGAATTCGTTCATATTGAGTCTCCTCACTTTCCGATAGGTGTTTTGTTAAGAAGATCTGCCAGCTTTGCTGTGTCGCTGCGGACAGATTCTTTCAGATGAACATAAGAAAACAGACGGTTGCCTTTTAGCCGCTCGATAGAGGCCTCGAGGCCGTTGTCCTTTTCAAAAGATTTGGCATCGATCTGCCGGCAATCGCCTTCCAATATCAGAACGGAACCCTCGGCGACACGACCAAGCAGAAGTTGAACATGTTCGCGAGTCAAATGCTCTGCTTCAGAACAAAAGATGATGGTGTTCTTGATATCGCGGCCGCGGAGGAAGCCGAGGTGCTCTACCTCGATTTGACCCTTTTGAATCAGCATGTCGAGCATTTCGCGACCACCGATATGATCTGCCAACGGCATGGCCCAGACCGCCATCTTGTCCTGAAATGTTCCTTTCAAGTATCCGATAGGGTTGGAGTCTTTGACTTCAATGTTGTTGCGAACCCACATGATCTTGTCAAACTTACCTTGCTGAATCAGATGGAAAGCAGCAGCACAGCCTAGAAAAGTTTTACCGGAACCAAATCCTCCGGACATGACCTTGACGGTTGTGCTGTCGTCCAGAAGCATGTCGACGGCAAATTCCTGTTCGATATTCTTGGTTCGAACTTTTCCCAGCGTCGTACTTTCAATGGGCTTTCGATTGACTGGCTTATGCTTGTTGTCCTGCCACTTGTAACGATCGACTGGCTCTCCGTTTTCGCCGCGGATGACGAGATACTGATTCTCAATCAGCTCAAAATGATTCTGAGATTTGTCGGCATAGAATGCTGCCAGGCGGGGATCATCTGCCTGAACATCAAGATATCCGGTATAAGTAGTTCCAATTTCCAGCATGGACATCACACTTCTTTCTCTGTAGTGGCTTGCAAGTCAATGCCTGTTTCGGAGGATTCGACTTTTTCGCCTTTTTTGGAAGGTTGTGCGGGCGTTAGTAGTTTATGAGTCATCAAAAACGCCAAAGCAACTGCGGCTGCATCGGACTCGTCGTCACACGCATAGTCTTGAGGTCCGAAATAACGCTCTAAAGCGGCCGCAACGTCCGATTTTTCGGCTTTTCCGTTGCCTGTAACCTATTTTTTGACTGCATTCGGCGTGATTTCGTGCCACTGTGCGCCTGTACGCCACTATACCCAGTCGGCCATGCCAGCCATCTTTGCTTGTCCGATCATAGCTAATGAAAAAGAGCTTAGAGCTGCCTTTTCCCGGACATAATAGGACTTTATCGGATCTTTTTCGGAATCCGGAAAGAAGAAGGCCATGGCACGCAGTACTTCATCGAGCTACTGCCCATGTGGTTTGGTTTTGGTCTTGTTATTGACGTTGGTGGTCTCAAATTCTGAAAAAATGAGGCCGTTTTCTGTCTTTTCAACAGTAACTTTGCAAAATCCGGGCCGCTTCTAGCTCTAATCAGCGGCTACGACCTGGAATTTGTCAGGAAATTGAAGAGGTTGAGCCGTCTTTGCGGCTTTCTTCTTCGCCAAGGGCTTCATCTCCTGTCTTTGTTGTTATGAATAGGAAACTTCTTTGCCTTCTTCTCGCAGTTCTTTATAGACTGGGAAGCGAATAGACGGGACGCCTTTTGCATCGCAAGTTTCCTCAAAGTACTGAATGGTAACAATTCTGCCGATGAATTTCTGCTGGTTATGCCAGAAAATACAGCGGTCTTCGTCGGTAAAGCCGGTTCCAACGCCTACTTTGGTGCCCTTGTAGTCAACAATCAGGTTGCCAAGGGTTCCTCGCAGTCTGCCTGTCCCCTCTTCCATGCCAACGATCTTCAGATCGCAGTCCTGCATGACCTTTACCTTGAAAATTGCGCTGCTGCGGCCTACTTCATAAGGTGCATCATTGAGGTTGACCATTACGCCTTCATGACCAAGCTTGCGCTGGATATCCAGCTTCTCCAGAATTTGTTTCGTGTCCGTACCTGAATAGAGCACGGGAACCAGATGCAGATGCGTGAATTTATCGGCGTTCCGGAAGCACCATTCCTGAAGGAAGCGTCGCCGTTCAGAATATGGTTCACAGGCGATGTCATGAATTCCCCATAGATATCCCATGCAATCGAAAACATGGTAAGTGACGCCACGTTTTTCGCCATCCCTGCGTACGATCATTGTTGTCCGTTTATACTGCTCCTTGCTGGGATAATCGTCGCGGTTGTCGATAATCAGTTCACCGTCAAGGGTGAAATTGCGCTCATTGAGCTGTCGGTAGAGTCGAAGAAGGTCATTTTCGATCTCGACGAGGCCCTGGATAGGCACGCCTTGTCTGGAATTGATGAAGACTTCCCCATCAACTATGCTGGCGATGGCACGGACGCCGTCCAGTTTTTCGGTGATGGTGAACTCTTTGCCTTCAACCTTTTTTGTGTGCTCAAAGTACTTCTTTGCGAGCATGCATTCGGTCTGCCCTAGCGCATTATAACCGATCGCCTTGTTGAATGTGGAGGCTGCGACACCAAGGGGAAGTGATTTGGTGACAAACTGGTCGGCAAAGATGCGCAATGTCGGCTCTTCGATGCGGCTCAGGAAATGCTGGACATTTGCAATGTCAACGTCGCTGATTCCGTTTTTGCCAGCAAGATCTTCACACATATCAAGAAGATCATCGTATTCGCGATCTGGTGCCGCCTTTACTTTGCGATGAAGGCTTTTACTGCGGATACCAAATGGTGTTCGTGTGTCCAGCAAAAGCATCAGGCCGCGCATAGTATATGGATTTTCGCAGACTATCTTCAAAGCAGCCAGCTTTTGCTTGCCTTTGGCAGCTGAGACAACGTTGCACGCGACATGCAAACATATGAGCTCTTCGGTCATGGGGTTGCCCATAGAACCACCTTCCCCTCCGCGAGAGATTTCTTTACGTCGATGATCCGCTGGTTCAGGCTCCCCTTAAAAATAAGCCGCTTGTCGGCCTACTCTTGTATAAACGGGCCGTCAACCAGAACGTCGACTAGCTGCATGACGGGCAGGTCTTTGATATCTTCCCACAATGCTCCGGTATACATCCAGACATTAGTGGTTTTGCCGATCTGTGCGAGCAGATCTTCGAGCATCCAGAGTGTCTGCTCTGGATCGTATAGCGGGTCTCCGCCTGTAAGGGTAATTCCGCTGAGATAAGGCCGCGCCATAATGCTGTAGCCGATGTCTTCAAGCATTCTGCTGTGCAAGCCTTGTCCGTATTCAGGGTCTTGAGCATCGTAATTATGGCATCCTGGGCAATGGTGGCGGCAGCCACTGAGATAAATGGCTGCGCGCACACCTTCGCCGTCTACCATGCTGTCGTAATTTACGCCAGCGATATGTAGATAAGGCTTGTTCAAGAAACACACCTCGATATTATAAGTATTCGACCTGATGCAACATAGGATAAGGATCTGGGAACCGTGCTGTTCCCTGCATCCGAATGAAGCGTGACAAGTAGTCGACGTCATTCTTTTCAAGGCTTGCGAGTTCTCCGTCTTCCCCGTTTTTGACAATGAAAAGATTGCCAACGAACATGATTCTTCCGACGCTGTCGATGGCACTGATCTTGGGCTCGGATTTGAGCAGGCCTTCGTCGTCGCACACGATGGCGTATGGTGTCTTCTTACGATAGCCAATAGCCCGCGTCTGAATATCGATCAGATCTGTCTGAAGCAGTTCGTAATAAGAATGAAGATGATCATCAATCGTTTCGACGCTGACGGCATTGGCTTTGACATCGATCAGAAGACCTGTGATTTGCTTCATATTATGTCTCCTTCTTTTGCATTTGGCCTTTGTAGCAAAATCCGGTTGGCTCGACGATTCGCATCCACTCTGAGCACATACCGGTTTTGCTGCAATGAGATTGGCATTTGTTGCACCGGACGACAGATACAGCGTCGACAATCGGCGCCTGCTCAATGATTCTGAGGGCCTTCCGAATACCGCCGCGCATCATATTGCCGTCGTGATATGGTTGTGGGTTAGGAATATACCTTTCCCTGTCAACGATGCGAGGAATTTTGTCACGTTCCGCGATGATGGCTGCGATAATGGAGGTTACATCCTTAAGTTGCATTGTCCGTTTTCTTTCCGAAGTCAGTGTAGTGAGAATGTTTGATTCGCTCCCTGACTTCCGCCTGCTTGCCATCATTGAAACGGCGATAATCGGATGACAGATAGCCGGTGACGCGGCGCAGCTGTGTGATGTTCTGGCTTCCACACTCAGGACATTCGGCATCGAATTCTTCCTGATAGCCGCAGTCGTTGCAGGTGTCGATGGGGAAATTGAAGGCCAGATACGGAATGTCCAGCTCCTGCATGGCGTAATCGATGATATCTTCGACTGCCTTGGGGTTATTCATCAGCGTTGAATCACACTCGATGTACGTGATGGTTCCGCCGGTACAGAGCTTGGTGAACGGAGCCTCCAGTCGAAGTTTGTCGTAAATGCTGACCTTATGCCACACCGGAACATGGAATGAATTGGTCAGATATTCGCGGCTGGTTACGTTCTCGATGACTCCATATTGGGATTTGAGCTTTTGCATGGCGGTATGACAGAGATTTTCCGCTGGCGTTGCGTAGCAGGAGAAGTTGAGATTATTGCGTTCTGCTGCTTCCTTGGCGAATTCGTTAATGCGGGACACGACCTTATAAGCAAAATTACATACCGTCTTATCCTCGACATGGTCCGCGCCGAAGAGTGCCTGGCACATTTCCGCAATGCCGATAAACCCAATTGCAAAGGTGTTATGTTTGAGCGCAGCTTCTACGTCGTCAATACACTTGTCCGCATCTTGGATCGTGCCATTGACATACATGAAAGGTGCTGCCTTGGGCGATTGCTTCTTCATAATCTCGTATCGTTCCAGATGCGCACGTTCAACAAGGCGCAGGGTTTTCTCGAAGGCATCCCAGAATCCTTCCAGGTCAGGATCATCGCGCTTACCTTGGCAGACTCCGAATTCAATACCAAGCTTGGGCAATATAATTGTGATGGGCGTGTTGTTGCCGCGGCCTACGCGGTTGTACCCAAGACCGTGGCGATCAAAACCGGTCAACGTACGACAGCCCATTGTGCTGAAGATCGTATCCGGGTTGTCCGGATCTTCATGAGCTTCAGACCAGTCGCCGTTGGCGATATTGGGGAAGATACGACGGGACAGAGACTTGATAGCCAGCTGCTTCATGTCGTAATTGGGATCTCCCTTGGCAGCATTGAAGCCCTTCTTATAAGAGAAGATGGAGATCGGGAAGATGCTGGTGTTGCGGTGCTTGCCGACGCCCTCAAGGCTGGCTTCAAGGAACCAACGGGTGACGAGGCGGCCTTCTTCTGAAGTGTCGCGCCCATAATTCAACGAACTGAATGGGACTTGTGCGCCTGCGCGGGATTCCAGCGTTCCGAGATTGTGCCACAAAGCTTGTGCTGCTTGCTTTCCCTCTCGCTCAAGCATCTCCTTGGCGTAGATGACGGCTTGATTATGCGTTTGATAGAATTCAGCAACATCTTCTTCTGGTACATGGAAGCTTTTGTCAATGGTTAGCCATTCCGAAGCCTTGGCAAGCTGCTCGTCATCCTAATGGTCGAGGTATTTCAAGCCATCTAATAGATGGCGCTTGAAACTCATGGAGACAAATGGGGCCAGGTCCGTGTCGATATGCACTGCGCCTACGCCGCCATACTGACACTGGCTTTGCAACTGCATGATAACAGCGACGAGCTGACATGCAGTTGAGAAGCTTGTGGGCGGACGAACATCGCAGTTGCGAGTCTTGAAGCCTTCCTTAAACAACTTCTGGAAGTCAATCATCAGACAGTTATGAGCACCCACATTATAATGATCGAGGTCGTGTTCGTAAATCAGACCTTCTCGATGAGCTTGGGCGATCTGCTGGTCCATATTGTAGTCCAGTGCGATAACCTTTTGCAGAATGCCTGCGGCTTCATTTTTGCGGCCGCCATAGGTATGCTCGTCTACATTGGCGTTTGCATTTTCGATATTGCTGCCGTTTGTTTTTGCACGCACCTGATGAATGGCCGCGTTCTTGAGGTCTCGTTGCCGGGTGCGTTCTGCACGATATAAGACATATTGGCGTGCGACATCTTTGCGAGCAGAGTTCATAAGCATGTTTTCAATCATGTCCTGAATTTGCTCTACGGTCAGATCGTCCCCGTTTGCTGGGATACGTCGGGCGATGCGAAGACTCTACTCTCGATCGACTCCGGCTTCGGTTTCCTTCATGGCGGCCTCGATCGCACGGACGATCTTTACCCGATCAAACGGGACGGCACGACCATCTCTTTTAATGACTTGCATCGGATCAACCTTTCTTTGCAGAAAATAAAAGCAGAGGGTAATGCCCCTCTGCTGGTAAACTGTGTTTAGTATGGAAGCTGTTCGCCATTCATTTTGCGATACGCTACACGGATATCAATCCAGGTATCCAGGTTTTCTTCGGCTTTGACGAGCAGAAGAATCAACTCTTCCGCATCCTTGCCGGCCAGCGAACATTGCGTGATTTCAGCACGCAGCCGATTGACTTCTGCTGCAAATTGCTCGATGTGGTGCTCCGCATTCTCGAGCTGCTGAGGTTCAGACGGGTGAGTTTTTGAATCTATGATTGCCATCGTGTCGTTCTGGTCTTCGTCGCCGTAGAAATCGTCGCGAGTTTCAAACATGTGTCATTCTCCCTTTCGTTCGATGAACTCATCGTAGAGATCGTCGAACACTGCGGGAACGGCATCATGCGCTTGACGCAGCATGTCTTTCGCGAGACTTTGCATCGCAGGATATGCTGCTTTAGCACAACGAAGGGTAAAGAAGTGTCGCCATTCACGCAGGTTCGCTTTCATTATTATACGACATGCTGTGGAGTTTGGCAATACTTCGCGCGCTTGCTGAGCTGATTTTCCTTTTGAGATCAGGAACTTATAGGCGATCTCGGCATCTTCCATAGCGGCTTCCCACACAGATGCAGAGGGGCGATCGGCCCGATCCGCTTCGGCTTCGTGATACCATTCAGGGTAGATGAAGGTGATATCGCCGGTTTTTGCTTCCTGAATATAGCGCTGGGATTCGATGCAGAAAGAAGCCAGACGATGACGTGTCTACTCGGCCATGACGGCACGAGAGGTCGTAATATCGAAGGTCAGATCACCAAATTCCTACGGTGTACCATGGCCGCGGCGAATCTATCCGCGCTAAAATCCATCGTAGCTTTCATTGGTGATCCTGTCTTGGCTGGCGTAACAATTACGTCCTGCAAACTCGCAATCCTTGGCCATCATAAGGCCGTCCAGCGTGTCAGCATGCAGCTAACGCGCACTTTGTTCGATTACGATCATGAAGGATCATCCTTTCTATAGGTTAATCGGAGTCTCGGAATCAATTTCTTCATCTTCTTCGTCTTCCTCAATGAAGATTTCTTCCAGTTCTCCTTGGTAATCAAAAGCGCCGCCCTCGACGGTGACCTCTGGTTGGTCTTCGTCAAGTTCGGCGTTTGGTTCTTCATCCGCAACGTCATAGACTTTAATGCGGACAGTTTGATTGGTGCGGCTGGCACCGGCTTCTTTGAAATTGGATTTCTCTATGGCTGTCAGCAAACGATTGACAGTCAAGGGAGAAGCAATAACCGTGCCGTTATCCTAGAAGATAGCAGATTTGACGGCGTTGCGGCCAGCAGCATTGATGAGAGTTCCTGCGCGTTTTTCTTCCTTGATGGTACGGCGCGCCTGGAAAGTTTCTGCCGACATGATGGCCACGATACGGGTGGCGCAGATGGCGACATCAAACTAATTGTTATCGCTCGTTTTCTGAGCGACCTTAATAAAACGCAGGGGCAGCATATAGCCCATTTGTATCACTTCTTTTCAAGGGTAGTTTGGTTACCAGTCAAAATCGTCTGAGTCGCCGAAGTCATCGGCTTTAATAGAATCATCCTGGAACAGAGAAGAGCTGTTGAGGTACGTGGTTGTGCCAAGAAGGCCCGGCGAAGAATATCCGCGAGTTCCGTCTGCGCCATAGTGGCTTTCACCAAGAAGCGTGTCGGCTGAATAGCCGACCTTGCTGCCTGCAGAATCGTAATGATTTTGTCCGCCCAGAAGAGCGTCCTGAGAATAACCAACGTTGCGTCCGCTGGCGTTATAGTGATTGGTGGCACCAAAGAGGCCTTCCTGAGAGTAGCCCAAGTAATTGCCGCGTTCATCGTAATGATGCGTGGTGCCGAAGAGCCCTTTCACGCTCTTGATTTTGGGTCCGGACATGAAATCACTCCTTATATATCGTCTCTGTTACAGTTATCGCAGTCGTTCTATCCGAGCCAGATGCAGCGGGTGCAGCAGAATTGAGCATCCCAGCCGTCGCAGTCGTTGGAACAGGTGTCGCAGGGATCGTCGTCTTCAGCGAAAGGAATCAGGTCTTCTTCATCCATTATACTGCATCCTTTCTCTCTTGGCAAGTATGACGGGTGATCCAATAATCGCGTTCGCCTGTGGGTTTGCGCGTTTCTCCGATGTAGGTATAACGCGGGCGGTTTTCTCCTGCGTGCACAAAGATGCAGTCGCCCGGTTTGAATGGACAATCTGCATAGTCATTCTTTTTCAAGCGCATGACACCCGTTGTTCCGCGCTGGACGCTATATAGCTTGGCTTTGACGCCAAACTTGTCGTCGACTTCCAGCACATAGAATTGATTCTCCGGTGCTTGGGGATCGGCAGTCAGGCAAAGGCCGATATACTCATTCTCCAAATACAACTGCTCCCCTACCGGAAGATTTGCATCCTCGGTGGAGGTTTCCAGGTCGCGTTGAAGCGCCAGTCGTCTGGCCACTGTCTTCTCGACAAGGGTTTTGGTTAACTTGTTCTTGCCTTCAAAATACTCCTGCTCCAGATTCAGCAGTTTTTGATTGCCGCCAAATTGATTGAAGTATCCGACTGCTGTCAGGACACCGATTTGCCTGGTGTTAAGGCAAGTGTCCATCTGCAATGCGCGCAGAATATCCGCAAAAGCACCAAACGGTCGTTGCCCGATGCGATACAGATCTTCTGCGGCTTGTTTTGAGACGTACTTAATAGCAGAGAGAGACTGAGAAATGGAGCAGCCTTCCTTATCGATCAGCCAATCGCGGTTGTCTTGGCCAAATTGTCCTGGTGTAAGGCGTATGCCTTTATACCGCTTCATTTCCGCAATGATGGCAGCGATCTTATCTTTTTTACCCTTCTCGTCATAGAGCTTGAGCATCGTGGCATAGAGCTCATAAGGATAATGCACCTTGAGCCAGGCAGCATAGAGGCTATCGCATGCCATGGAAAAAGCGTGAGCTGCGCAAAACATGTAGCTTGCTGCGTCATTGACTATCGTCCATATTTTCTCTACGATGTCCTTTGCGGCTTCTTCCGAGGCTTCTTCTTCTTCTTGAAGGCGGCGAATAAAGCCTTCTTCGAAGCGTTGGCGGAAGGATGCTACCTTGTCGGCCTTCTTCTTCTTGATGGCCTTGATGCAGACATAAGCATCTGCTGCAGGGATGCCGGCAGATTGAAGAATGGTCAGAATCTGTTCGTCAAACATCAAGAAAGAGTCTGGAATCTCCTTTGTTTGCTACAGGGCATCCAGTGATGGGATGTCATAGGCAAATCGTGTGCGGGACACATAAGTTTCCAACATAGATTTGAAGCCTGGGCGGACAGCAGCCACAAAAGCAGCTAATTCCACGACGCTCTTGGGTTTATAGCGCATGACGCGCTCTGTTGTCTTCTCTTTTTCGCACTGATTAAGGCCCATTGTGAAGCCGTCGGCATAGAGCTTCCAGACGGCATCGTCGTGCTTGACCTTTTCCAGCAGCTCATCTACTGACATGACGGGCAAACCGCAGCGTTCAAAGGTGTTGGCAATGGTTTTGACCACATCTACGCGAAGATAGTCGGCTTTCAAGTAGCCAAAAGCATCGGCAGTCGCACCGTCAATATAAGCCGCATAGACGGCTTCTTTATTGCCGGACTTGGCTTTGACACGGATGACGCCGATCTCCTCGCGGATATCTTTATCCAGAAGCAGATGTGCGCATGGATGAGGTGACAGATTCGTAATGATACCTTTATATTGACGGCTGTCTTCGATTAGCTGAAGATACTGAGGTTCGACATAGTCTTCGATTTGAATGTCGTCGTCCACATCATAGTCCGGGTCGTCCTGGTTATTCTCTTTGGCATGCTTCACGTCGTTTTCATAACGTTGAATTTGTTTTGACACCTCGTTGGATGTTTCGAAGTCCAGATCTCGAGCACGAGCCAGAAGCTTAAAGGCAGACAACGTTTTAGCTGTACCATAGGCAATCATTGGCAAGCAGCCGTATTCGCCGAGGATTTCCTTTCCAGCCCGTTCAAAGGCAGGAACGTTTGCCATATTCAGATCCAAATCGGGCAAGGCTCCGCTTTCCAGACGTTCGCGGCTGATAAAACGCTCCGGATACAATTTGACGGGGCATTTCAATCTGTTGATAGACGTGAAGCCAAGGGCATAGTTCGTGGCAAAAGAGACGCCGGAACCACGTCCTGTGGTAGTGAGAATGCCCCCGTATTCCAGACCCTTATCAACGATGTCTTTCATGCAGATGAAGTAGTCTGCAGTACCTGTTTCGGCAACTGCATTCATTTCCTCATGCAGGGCTGCTGCTTCTGCCTTGGTTGGCATACCGGCCTTCGCAATGTATCCTTCGCAGCATTCCTTCTTATACAGATGATTGCGCTGTTCCAGTGTCAGATCCTTGCGGCTGCATGGTATTTTCTTTTCTGTTGTGAAAGAAACACCTTCGAAAGTGCGGAGCTCCAAGGTGTTTTCCATGGCCTCTTCGACTTGAGCCGCAGTGAAGACTCCTTGTCGCTTCAATAGCGTGAATGCTTCTTGTGCAGTTGGCTAATACAGATCGAATTCATCTTCATAAGCATTGTTGATGCCCGAAGAAAGAAGAAGCTCTTTGCGGAGAAGTGCGTCTTCGTGACGGATATAGTGACTGTCAGTACCGTAAATCAGCGGCCAATGATGTTTCTTATAAAGGCCGAGGATTTTTAGATTTGTCTCTACCTGAATGGCTTGTGGATGGTGCTGAATCTCCAGACGAAAATTTTCACGAAAAATTTCATGGAGTTGACAGGCAAGATACTCAGCTTTTTCGTCCTTCATGATTCCGCCAACACATGCTGTCGTGCAAAGAAAGCGTCGGGGATCAAGCCGTGACAGAATGTCCAGATCAACACGGGCATACCGATAGAAGCCTGTCATGTTGGCTTCGGATATCGCCATGTTGAGTTGACGCAGGCCAACCATATCTTTTGCGACCAGGATCAAATGAAAGTGTCGGTCGTCTTTCAGATCCTATGAACGATCGGGAACGTAATAAACCTCGGCTGCAGCCAGCGGGGTCATACGGAATGTATCATCCGAATATTTGTTGGCGAGATCGAATTGCTGATACACATTGGAGCGATTGCCATGTTCAGATATGCACAGAACTTGATGCCCTCGCTCTCGGAAGACTTTTGCATAGTCTTCGATGGACATAGTAGAGTCCGGCTGGGTCTAGCAATTGGAATAACTGGTATGAATATGATAGGGCTCATACATGATCTGACTCACGTGCAATGGCTCCTTTTATTATTTCTTATGGGAAGGTTTGGCGATTCCGTTGGGGCAATGCTTGCGAACGGAACAGATTTCGTTGCAGAAGAAGTCTGGCTGTTTGCATTCGAGCCATTCAAGGACGTCGTATTCCTCGATCTTTTCGATTTGCTGGCGCGCCCATGTCATTGCGGCGTTATAGTCCGCCATTTCAAAACGTCGCTCCATCTTCAAGCCGCCTTCTTTGAAGAGGTTGAACATCAGCCGGTCAGGCCATTGGCCGTATTTCTCATGGACATACTTGGCGTATAGCAGCTGTTGACGGTACATTTCATCTTCGCTTTTGCGGAATGAAGCCAGTGATTTTGATTTGTGATCGACGATAATGAGCTCATCTGTCACTTCATCCTTAACGATCATATCAATGATGCCGACAAATGGTCTGCCGTCAATTTCAGTCTCGAACTTTTCTTCTGTGCCGATGATTGTATGGCCGGCAAACTCGTCAAAGTTCTCAAAATATTCTATGCCCAGGTTATATGCTTTTTCGGCATAGCCTTTAGCTGCCAGCATTCGGGGGAACTTTGTAACGACTTCTTCAGGATAACGCCGGGCATATTCAAAGGGGAGCTGATCCTTTGTCAACTCCCCTTTTGCCCACTGATCCAAAAGATCATGAATGAGCGTGCCTTGCTCTGCAAAGCCGTTTGACTGCTGCTCTACCCGTTCGATGCGTTGAAGGTAGAATCCAAATGGACACTCGCTGACAGATGAAAGCTGCGAATACGAGTATATATGATTTTCATTTAGAAGGGACATATTTGTACCCCCCTTGTATTGTCGCGTTCCGCAGTGGAATCGGGCGTCATATTTGCACGGACATACGATTCAGCAAGCATTAAATCGCTTAGAACCTTGCCGACGGCTTGGCCGAGCTGGTAAGCATCTGAATATGCGTAGTCTCGTTCGACTGCTGCAAAGAACTTCTTGCTGTCTTTGTCCTCGCTGTCATGCATGCTTTTTGCATAGACGCTGGCTAATTCGAAGTCGTAACTGAACTCCAGTCCTGAATGATCAAAGATAAGAAAATCTTTATCATCACGGGAGATATAGCCACGATGGTTGTCGTACCAGTCGATTGTGAATTGCCAGTCATGCACATTATCGACTACTTGAGGCAAACTGGGAGACACATAAAGGACAACGTTGGCTTGTTCAACACGCTCCCCTACAACCTCTTCCCACGTGTCGGAAGAAGAAGCAAACACGTTTTCAATACCTGCAATGAATTCTTTGCTTTCTTCGGATGCGTTCTGATAAAGATGCTTATAATATGTATACTTCATACCGGTCACCTCACAGCTTTACAGGATGAATGGCTTCTACGCCTTCGTCTGACACGACCATGCAAACCTGTACGGGTGGACCGAACAATCGTTTTTTGACAGTATACTCATCTCCGGAGCCGCAGACAGAACCATTACGGATGAAGCCTGTGTTTTCAATGCGGGCTTCTGCAACGTGCATGTGTCCGGCCAGTATATAGTCGATCTTGGAGCCGAACATAGGTTCAATGCGCTGCACGGAGGCTTTTAGATCATTGTCCATATCTCCGTGGACGCAGATATATCTCTTGCCGAAGATCCCGAAGCTGCCGATGGATGAGTCGAGCGTATTATCGATGAAGTGCACATTGTTCAGATTCTGAAGCTTGGTCTTGCAATACCAGGGGATCAGGGCATCTAGCTTCTCTGCGCGCAGCGCATCATCGGCAGAGAAGTCGATGCGGCTGTGATTGCCGTCAACACTATTGACGATGACGTTATCGAAATACGTAGCGAGCCGATACAGGAAAGCTGAAATCAGCTCGGAAACGCCGATAACCTGCTCGATCAGATTCTCCCTGTTTTCGATCCGGATCGTGGTATGAATGACGCCAGAGATCAGATCTCCCATGAGTGAGACGTAGCAATCCTTAGCGCCACTGTCTTTGCCGATACGAATGATTGAGTTGGCGTAGTGCATGACGCGCTGACGGGCGATCTCAGAGTTATATTCACCAGCATAACTCTTGAATGCGATACCGTAATGGACGTCGGACTACATGGCATAAACTGCTTTATGGGCGCCGGCAGAAGGAACAGAAGCCGCGCATGTCATACATTCGTCGGGCTCATAGGCGAGGATAGCGTCCCTGAAAATATCCAGAAGGGCATCCTGACGAGCTGTTTCACGCAATACTCGGGTATAAGACATGCGCTCATCTCGGGCGCGTATGCGCTGCTTCTCGACGCGGGAGAAGAAGGAAATCTATCCGCGGTCATTAGCTTCTTGCAGAGGAATATCTTCTTTGGCAGCGTTATCCTATCGCATTTGACGATAACGCTTGCGCCAATAGGACTCCGTGCGGTCGCCTTCGCCGGCAGCATCGTTCAAAACCTTGGCCTACTCAGGCCATGTCAAATGAATGGTTCCTTGTTCCTTCAGGCTGCCGAGGCGCCAGAGGAATTGATCTATCGTTTCACCTTGTTGGATGGAAAATTCGTTCATGATATCGCTCCTTTCTTAGATAAGGGCTGATCACGAAAATTAATCTGTGAGGCTGGAGCGCTTGGACATGGCGTGTGCACGTCTTACGTTATCCAGCAATACGGCAATAGTCATAGGGCCTACGCCACCGGGTATAGGCGTAATCCAGCCGGCTACATCCTTGACCAGAGCATAGTCGACATCGCCGACGATCTTGGTTTTGCCCGGGTTCTCTGGATCGGGTATACGGTTGATGCCTACGTCAACCACGATGGCGCCAGGTTTAACCATGCTTGCGGTGATAAGATTGGGCTTGCCTGCAGCAACAACCAGAATATCTGCCATGCGGGTATGACTGGCAAGATCTTCTGTCTGGCTATGGCATGTTGTAACCGTGCAATCTGCCTCCAGCAGCATCTGGGCCATAGGTTTTCCGACCGTATCGGAGCGTCCTACGACAACGGCATGCTTCCCAGCCAGGTCTACGTTTGTGCTGTGCAGCAAATGCATGACTCCGCGCGGCGTGCAGGGATCGAATTCTGCATCGATCATAAAGCCGTCTACGTCTTTTGAAGCCGGAATGACATAGGCCAGCTTTTCGAACGCAGAAGGCCGCTGTATGATAATGCCATCAACAGATTCGTCCTTGGCCCATTGCGACAAAATCCCGTATGCTTTGTCCATGTCGTCAGCGGGAACAGAGGCAGTCAGGCAAGCGATGCCGACTTCGGCGCATTTGTTCATTTTGTTGCGGACATATATACGGCTTGCCGGGTCCTGGTCAGAGGTCAGGATAGCCAAGGTTGGCTTATATTTAGGTGGCTGCAGCATCGGGGGGTCGGAAAATGCTGTCAGATGAGGTTGGCATTGTTTTTTAATGCCTTCGAAAATGAAATTGGCGCACTTTACGCCGTCAATAATCTATGCGGCCATAAGATACTCCTTTACTTAGAACGGGAAGCCCTTTGCTGGTGGAGCCTCCCCTTTTTGAACGGTAAATTCCGGGCGATTGCATGCTTGATCTTCCGGAATTTTGATGCCTTCATGATTCCAGCCGTAAACGGATCTGTCACCGGTGGTGGCTTGGTAAATTCGACGGTTGGTTGGATCATAATAGCATGGTATGTAATCACAAACACCGAATTCGCGGTTCTTTGTGATGCGAAGATTGGGTTTTTCGACTGAGATGACGGTGTCTGCGAGGTTTGTGATAGCGCTGGCGCCCGACACATCGTCGTTCGTGAAAGCTTCGCCCTGCTTTGTTTTGCGAGGATGCGCAACGAGAATCACAGCAACCTTGTACTTGACTGCAAATGCCTTGAGCGCTGCCGCGAAGCGGGCTTGTGCCTTGTTCTCCTCGTCAGAAGAAGTCAGGGCGATCATCAGGTTATCGACCTAGAAAAGCTTGCAGCCATAACGTCTGGCGCATACTGTAAATACCTTCAGAATGGCTTCTTGCTGGCTAACTTCATCGACGTACGCATTATCGAACAGATAGAAGTGGCCATCGATCCATTCTTTGATACGAGTTTGAATCTCTTGCGGCACGACGTTATATAGCTTGCCGCTGCGAGCATCGGTACGACAGGTAACGTACTTGGCTTCGGTTGCCTGCAGCATGATCCATTCCAGAAACTTATAGGCGGATAATTCTCCGGAATAGGCACAAACATTGTAGCCCTGGTCGATAGCGTTCAGCAGCAGCTGTCCGTTGAGGGTGCTCTTACCTTCGCCGCGCTTACCCGAGAAGACGGTGACACTTCCCTCGCCCAGTCCGCCGATGGCGTTATCCAGCGCCGGGACACGGGTAAAGATTCGCGGAATGGATGAAGGATCTACCCACGGGATATGTGCCAGATTCAAAACGCCTTTGACTGGCGCAGGTTCGCAGGCTTTGACCAGGTCTGCAAGTGCTTCCGGGCCATAGATGTACAGGATTTCATTGGCGTCTTTACAGACTCGATTCAGGTCTTTGCCGTTCAGGATGCATGGAGGATATTCCTGGGGCAATAAGCAGCGATCTTCTCCCAGTCGTTTCATGAGTGTAGACATCATGTCCACGCCGGCTTCATCACTGTCACCAAAAAGAATAATTTGCGTAAAGTTTTCAAGCCAGTCCCAACATAGAGTAACCCACTCCAGATTGTTGACACCGCCTGGAACCGATACAACATTGCGGCAGCCGGCTTCATACAGTGACAAGGCATCGATCATGCCTTCGGTGATGATCAGCGGCTTATTGAATGCTACCTGGTCCATGCCCCATAGGATAGGTTCGGTATTGGACATCTGCCATTCCTTAGGACCTTCTCCTTTGACATGCTTGACAGGCTTTCGATACTTGACATAAACCAGTTCGTCGTTCCGATAAAAAGGGAAAACGATGTTGCCCTTTTCATCAGCAGCAACATGGCACTCTGTCAAGGTTTCTTCGCTGATTTTGCGGATGCCGAAATACGTGATGATTTCTTCTGTCAGGGGCATCAGCTTGTCTGGGTCGGGCTTGTCATAAACTTTTTTAGCCGAAGCAATAGGCTTGGGCAGGCTGACGGCACCGTCAAAATGTTCACCGAAAAATTCGCACAGCTGTCTGAAGCTTCCTTGTTTGCTGCATCCGCCACGGAGACATGAAAATGCACCGTTGTGCAGCCCGATGGCAAAGGTGTCGGTGTCGCCGCTGTTTCCGCCATGACAAAAGGGACAGGTTTTTGCAACGATTTGTCCGTTGCGGATACGAAATTCATCCAGATGTTTTTCTGCCTACTGAATGACAGCACTGGTGAGTTGTTCCATACAGGTACCTCGATTCGATTTTTTATCTGTGCAGGCTTCATCAAAACACTTGTGTTTAGAAAACCTCTTTCTGGCTGCCTACTGGGCAGCCAGAAAGACATTAATTCTATTTACTGGGCGATATGAAGCTTAGGATGACACCGCAAAGCACTGCTGGATGCAGTTGAGCATGAGCCTGACAGATCAGGCGTAACGTACTTTATTTAGAGTACGTCGATCGTTTAGAAGGGCAGCGTGTTGGCGTCGCCTTCATTTACAAGACGCTGCCTGCCTGCTGGTTTTCGAGCAGGAGCGGCGCCTTCGTCCTTCGTGCGGGCGACTGGACGAACATCCATGGCAGTAATGCGCAAAGCGGTGCGCTTCTGGCCGTCGTTGCCGGTAAACGTACTGGTGGCAAAGTCACCGGTCACCCAGACTTGGGTTCCCTTCTGGACTTTCTGCATCAGATATTCGCCGTTCTTGCCCCAAACGGAAACGTCGTAGAAATCCGACAGATAAGAACCGTCGTCAGCCTTGTTCATAGTGTTCACGGCGACGCTCAACGCAACGACAGAGCTGTCGCCAACCTGACGAACGGTGGGTTCCTTGGTCAAGTTGCCAAGGATCGTGATTTTTGCGTTGTTAGGCATAATCAGACCTTCTTTCCTTTGATTGATGGAAAAGAGTCAATTTCTTTTTCCATTACGTTGTTTTTCGAATGCGTACGGAATATTTACGATCAGGCAGCTTTTACCTTGTCGAGCAGCTCGGCCAGCTTATCCGGATCTTTGCAGATTTTGTAGTTAACAGAGCCGATGATGGGCACAATCGTCTCGTTGGCGAAGGTCATCTTTGCGTCCTTGTTCATGCCGGCTGACAGACGGGTGATTTCCTTATCGATCTTGATGATGTAGCCGTTGACCTGCTCTGCCTTTTCGCGTGCAGCAGCTTCCTCTTCCTGCTGCTTCTGGACAGCTGCTTCGGGCAGATCCTCGCCTGCGTAGATGTACAGGCCCAGGCCATGACGTGCAATCGCCTTGGTTAATGAACGCTGGATTGCTTTGTTGACATCGAAAGAGGTAACATCTTTCAGAGGAATTGAGGCGTTGCGATGGTTCATGACTGGCAGATACTCAATATGTTCGAGGTTCCAGTCGCCATCAACGATGGTGACGCCGGTCTTGACCCAGCAGGTTTTCCCGTCGGTGAAGTAATTCCACCCGTCAGCGTTTTCGTAGACTCGATAGTAGCTTTGCGGGTACAGTTTCTTGGCGATGCCCCAAGCCCAGGCCCAGGACAAGTATGTTAATCCGTTCTTGGTTTCGGTATAGGCGCTTGCGTCGATGGAATTGAGTGTGTTAAAGACGTCTTGCCCTTTGACCATGTCGATGGGCAGCGCCGTGGTGGTTGTCGTTTTCTTCATCGTTGTTTATCTCCCTTGCACTAGTTTGGGTTTTACACAGGAATAAGGGTTGATTTCGCATGTCGGCTCGCGGGCCAAGGCAGTTTTGATTGGAGGAACATAGGCTCTTGCCGCCAACAACCGCTGATGGCCGGAGTCTGACTTGCCTGCTTTCTCGCGAGGAACCGTTTCGATGAAGATCGTCGTTCCAGTGGGTTCGCCATACTGGTTGCATTCAAACCAGCATAACGCGCCCTTGGGATAGTATTTTTTTGTTTCTTCATGTGTGTAGCGTTTGTCTCCGTGCATATGATCACGGGTACGATAGCTGCACTAGAAGTCGATCATGGCTTCATTGCCGATTAAGCTGGTTACCAGCACCTTGGGCATATTGCGAAGCGCATTGGTTTTGTCCTGGCGAACAACGCGCCAGCCGGAGCGCTTATCGCTATCGCCATGAGATTGACATAGGATATAGGAGGGAAAAAGTTCTCCCTCCTACTAGTCCTGCTGGGCAACGATTCCGAGGAAGCAGTACATAACATTACCTGCCTTGTTGATTTCGATATTTGCGAACTCGGATACGTTCCTGAGTTTTGCGGTATTGGATTTGGCATGCATCGCACCTGCATTGCCTTGAGTTGGTGCGGTTTGTGACGATGCCGCAGTCGATGCAGGATACAAGTCCCTTTGTGTTGACTGGACACAGATGGGACTTATCCCAGGCTGGAATCTTTTCGCCGCAATCCGGGCAGACTGAACAGCCGCACAGATTCTGGTCAAGATAATGAATAGCGATATCGCCGAAGATTCGCCAATACATCTGCTTATGAGACGCCTTTGCTGCGTTTTCACCTGTGAACAGGTATTTGGTGATGTGACGGTATGCTTCGTCCAGCGATCCGCAAAGCTGGAGCAGCTCATGGACGATGTTTTCCTTGATCAGTTCATGCGAAAGTGCGATTTCCTTTTCTGCGTTCATATAATCCGACAGGTCGATGATCTGTGCCATGTTAGCGGAATCCAGATTGCAGAATAAGGACACGACATCCATCTGGATATTGTCCAGAGGTCCAGGCATCAGCATTTTCCAGTTAAAAGGTGCGACGCCGGCCTAGTTCATGTTGATGTTGCCGATATTTTCAAACCGTGCGCAGATACGGTTCATCGTAGACTTGCTGCGCTTGGCGTATTTCTTGGCGCGCATTTCTTTATTGAGCTGAATTTTGCGACCGTTCTTTGAGAACTGGAAGAAGTATGGCATCTTGCCTTTCTTTCCGCCTGTGGCCTTGTTGATGCGCTTATTGACGGATGGATATGCTTCATAGCTGTTAATGACACCAGTCTTGGCAGCATCGATGACCAGATTGTTATAGTAGCAGAGCCATGCGGCAGCTTCCCTGTCGGGATGATCTCTGTTCCACACCTTGGTCAGAGCGTTGCTGACCATACCGATTCCGCTGAAATCATGCGCTCGCTTCAGTCCATGGAACATAGACTCCCGACTGATCAGCTCAGCTGCAGCTTTGTTTGCATCATAGAAAAGAGGAATAACCTGGTATTTTTCGATATTTCGCTCTGCTGCTGCTACAATGATTGGATCTACGACGACGTTCAATTGGTCACCGTCAACGTCGAACTGCAGTATTCGGCTGATGAGGTCGTGGCATGATGTGTAGACACCGCCGGTGTAGAACCATTCGTAAACAACGGGATCATGCGAAATTGTACGAACAGCGTGTTCCATGTAGAGATGCGGAGAACGCAGCACGTCCGCTTTCTCACGGTCCCGATAAATCTTGCAGGCAATTTCGCCATCCTTCTATAAGCCTTTCGGTTCCTTGATGCCCAGGAACCAGTATTCGCATGCGGCATACATATCAGGGATGGCGAATAGCCGTTTGTTCTGGCATTTGATGCGACCAGAACGCGCATCATAAAGCCAGCGTTTCTTGACCGACTTGAGCGTTTCCCTTGCATAAGCATCTCGAAGGAGCTCAGGATACATATAAAGCGCCTTGCTATGAGGATCTTCTGATCCCGCTTCTGCATGGAGCACATGAAGCATGGTCTGCGGATCCCTGCCGATATTCTTAATGCGGGTATAAATTTTTTCTGTGAAGTCGTTGATCTCTTCGTCGGTGAAGTCTTCCAACGTTTGAAGCATCTGATAGTTGATCGTAGTATCAGGAATGTAGCTTTCTTCGAAATTGGTGCGGTTCATGTGGCAGCCGCATTCTTTGAAGCAACGTTTATAATGCTCCCAGTCGTCGTAATACTTGGCCTATTTGAACTGGCTTTCCGTGAAGATGATGCGAATGTCTTCCTTGACCAGGTCATGCTCTGTGCCCCAGCGGTCGACTATTTTAGGCTCGATGTGATGGACGTCGCAAAAGAGCAGATAATCAAAGCTGGTTAGTAGACCTTTGATATATGGAAGACGCACCATGAAGTTGGACGTTGATACGGAAGGTAGCATTATACCAATGCCGTCGCAATGATTGATGGTGACTGTTTGCACGCCAATTTCCGTGGAGTAATCCGGCTTGATATACTTCATCATGCCGGTAACCGGTGCTTCAAAGTCTTTGACGACGATGCAGCGGTCAATGCTCATGTCCTCCCAGTCGTCTGTAGCTGAACAGGACAACGCGGTATAAGCCATGAGCTTATTGACGTTCATGCCGCCTTTTTCATTGAGCTTTTCCCAGCTCATGCCGCATTCAAGACGCTTCTGAATGTGCGGCCACATGTCTTCTGAAATGAACTGAAGCTTGTCCGTGCGCTACTGTCCGGCCGATGCCGTCAGGAAGCGATAGTGCTTTTCGACAATTTGTCCGTCGGGCATGATGATCGGCATGACAAAGCCGTCCAGGACAATCTGTTCCAGGACGTCCAGAGACTTCCATTTGACGATGATTTTGTCAAAGGTGATCTCATTATGTTTCAGCCCCATAGCCCGGGATGCTTCCGAAGCAAATTCAGCGATGCGCTTGGAAGGTTTGAGCGTCCACCAGGTAATGCCCGGTGGCAAGTGCAAGACTCCGTCCTGATCCATGAACTTACGGCAATCCAGGACACTTTGCAACCGCACTTTGCGAGGTGTTCCTTTGTGCTGGGCAATCAAGGCGGATAGATTGTTTTGAGCTTGCTTCTTTTGCGAAATCAGCTCCGTGACAGCTGCGCTGTCATCTTCAGACTATTTGCCTTCTTGATTTGTGATGCGATCGATGCAATTCATGCAGTCGATCAGACGATGATATGCATCGAATTCTTTATTGGTAAACAGATCATATGTGGCCTACGACATGAGCCTGATCTGGTTACTCAAGTAGGTTTTCTTGCTAATAAGAATCCCTCCTGTTCTGATCCTGTCGTTTGTAACCTGAACTATATGGGTGAATCACGGGTCTTCATGAGCGGTCCTTTCTCAGTCAAAGATGCCGCTGACATGTTCTGAAGGAGATTCTTTGGTGAAAATATAGCGGCTGTTCATGGTTGCAACGACGATTTCGCTTACGTTTTCCTGGACGTCCGTAACCAGACTGGTGCGCAGATATGCATCCTTGGGATTGCCCTGATTATCTGTGACATAACCCAGGAACATGCAACGGCCTGGTTCGGGAGTGAATAGAAAATTCACCTTGCTTCCGATTCTTTGCGGATATCGACCGTCGGCGCGCGTAACGCCGTTGTGAACATGCTGAATATCTTTGATAAGCATGAAGCAAACCTCCTGTTATTGATTCTTCGGGAACAGTTCCTCCCGTACGCGGGGTTTGTAGATTCTTGCAGGGATTTTCTTGGCGGCTGTCTTCAAGGTGGTTTCAACAACGCCGTTCAAGGCTTCCAGGGCAGTATATTCATCCTTTACCTCACGGCGATGGACAAGTACATCCTTCAGCATACGGTAAGCCAGATAGCCTTGGGATGCATTGAAGTGACTGAATTCGATGTAGTGATACAGGTCGGACAGCTCTCGATCAGCGCAGGACATTTCTTCCTTCACTTGTTTCTGACGGCCTTGGCAAAGTGTCTGAAGTTCTGTGATACGGCGCATGATGTCTTCGTCATTGGTCCCCGCAACCTTGGCTGGATCGACGACAGGAGCTACTGCAAGGGGCTTTGCGGAATCCTGGACGATCCATTTGCCGGGCAGCATGCCGCCAACCATCGTGACGACGTTTTGCGCTTTGGTTTTGTTGGCGAACAGCTTGGCTTGTGCCTTGCTGTCTGTGGCAGAGTAATGAGACCCGTCTTGTTGACCGATGAACATGCCGGAAGACGGGTTATATGCGATATACATTGTCGGTCGGTCCTTTGTTGAGTGATGAAATGTGTTATGCGAGGTTTTGCGCTTGGTTGTGGTTTAACTTGGTCCAGTTATACCAACCATAGATACAGTTGGCGGTCCAGCCGATATACATGGCAACCATGGACCAGTTGCCTGCAACGAACCACATTTTGATACAGAGTAGATCAATGACAGCCCACCAGATCCATTGCTCTCGATAGCGGCGAACCATAAGAAGCTGGGCAAAGATTGCCATAACATTGGTGGCTGCGTCGGTATATGCTTGTGCGCTGCCTATGCGATTGAGGAAATACCCCATGCCGATTGTGGCAAGAATTGTTCCGGTAATAGACAGCATCCATTGGACGGGCGTAAATTTTTTAGAGAGAATCTCTTCCGTGCCATCAGCGTTCTGTTTGGTATTAGACTTCCAGACAAAGATGCCCCAGATCATTGTGACGAAGTACCACAGGTTTTCGATGACCTCACCGTAGAATTGATTTCGCCATGCAAGAATAAGGTATGTGCATGTTTGAATGAAGCCGATGAAATAGAATGTCGTCTTTCCTTTTGCGCAGAGGACTACGGAAATGACGCCAGCAATACCAGCGATGATGTTCAGCGGCGTGTCGGGCACGATGCAAAATACTACGATTTGCAGCGCGACCATGCTCCATAGAAACAGGCGTTCAAAGCATGAGTATCCGGTCCAAAAGTTGCGTAAGAACCAGTTTTTGATTGCGGTCATATGGTGTCCTTTCAGCGGCTCATGACATCGTTGACGTAATCGACGACTGCTTCGAAATTTTCATAGTATGAACCGCCTTGCA